AGTCCGTCCCCGCTTCAACTGCGGAAACAGGTATCAGAACGCTTCCATCCTCTCCTATCACTGCATCATTGATGGAAGAAAATTCTATTGAAGGACCTGTGTCTGTTGCAGGTGTGCAAAACACAGTTCCGGCGGCTATCTGGGTACCCGGTGTACCGCTGACCTTCACTTTTCCATAGGCGTATTCCGGCTGGTTTCTCGTGAGTCCTGCCTGCTGACCATGAAGGTCGAGCCAATCATCCCACGCATACTGAGGAAATGCTATCATTAGTGTTCTTACCAGGTGGTAATTGATTATCTCGTCTTTTTCAAGTGCTGCAGGTTTTGTGAAGTCATAAGGAAAACCGCCCGGCATATCATCGATATCATCCGGAAGATTATTCATCATTCTTTCGTGTATCTCGTCTGCCGAATTATTTTTCAGAAAATCCGGCATTTCAAATTCCAACTGCATTTTCGTTTCACCTCCTTACAATGAAATTGTGATTTCTTCATCCCAATCTAAGCCTTTTACTGTGAAACTGCAGTGCATATTGTCGCCGTCCCATGTAAAAGAAAAATCCCGGACGTACTCTGTCCTGGGATTTACCATAATGGCATCTGTGATTTCTCTCTGCACCATTGATTCAACGGTCTTTTCATCATCATCCGCCATCGCTCTCTCCATTTCAGTCCCGATCACATCAGGATATGCGGAGCATTTGTACCTTTCTGTCTGTGCAATCTTGAAACACCATATTGCGTATGCCTCTTTTCCATCGCACTCTACCATCCGGTGTGCGCCGTCCCTTACAAAATCTCCTGCCTCTACATCCCACTTTGCACTCCGCTTATACTGGGTGTCGTATTCCGAAGATTCAGAGATAAAATCCGGTACCTCTACCACCGGAAACAGTGATTCCGACATTCTGCCTCGCCTCCTTCCTATGAACTTACAATGACATCTACCACAACAGCCTCACTCTGCACCCATGCAACAAGCACACGATCTCCCGCCTTGATAACCGGTGGTGCGACTGTGTGCGAATGTCCGCCTGTGTTATGTGTTGCCGTCTGGTTTTCATGCCCGGAATGTCCGCCTCCGGATATTGTGAAAGACAATCCTCCAACATGGCGGCACACTGTATAATCACCTTTCGGTATTGGAACCGGAAATGTGTTCGTGAGCAGGCTGCCATTTGACTGTATCTCCCCAAAATCAAGGACCAGGGGCGATTCATTCTCCTTTTTCATTCGCTGGCTTAGAACTGTTGCCAGCTTATTTGTTCCTGGGTTTCCATCAAAGTCTCCCATCCTGCCACCTCCTAATCAAAAGTTCCATCGTCTACCCATCCATACACATTGCTGCTGCTGTCTGTGTGAATAAGATGCCATGGGTGAGTTTTGCCGGAACCGTTTTTGATTGTGATTTTTGCCTTGCCTGCTTTTGCACTATATCCCTTTGAACCGGAATAACTGCTTACATAGTGGGTACCGCCATGGAAATTCACCACATCGCCCACATTGTACTCCTTCTTCTTGGATGTTGTGCTGCTACTGCTGCTGCTTTCCGTCTTTGTTTCCGCCAGTTCCAACTCCATCGTCATACTGTACGAATCCGCATTATGCTGAATACTCTCAACATAGTAATAATTTGACTCTGAACCGCTGATGATGTAAACCAGGTCTCCCTTGCGGATAAACGGAACATCCGGACTCTGCACTGTCATTGACTTTTCAATCTTGCCTTCATCGTCAATGATTTCCTGTGCGGCTGATTTTGCATCGCTTGTACTCTCGTCCGAACCCCTGGTGTAAATTCTCTGCCGGATTCCGTATTTCGTTAACCCGTTTACAACGGCGTCAACACTGCGCTTTCCATCATCATCCGCCTGTCCAACGACCTTCACCCTTGTAATGAGGTCTGCTGTGCTGTATGTTTGGCTGATGGTCTGTGTATTGTCCTTCCGGAACACATACACCGTAGAATTACTTCCCTTCGGTATGATGCTCGTCTTGCCTTTTGAAGCCCGTATAATGCACTGATCCTCGCCCTTCTTGGCTGCATCGTCCAAAAATTCTAGGATAATATCTGACAGGTAATTGTTGTTATATACCGTCTTTCCATGTGATGCATTCGGTCCTTTGTAGGTGTCCTGCGGAACTTCCCAATCATCGAGTATTCCCTGGATTGCCGACTTTGTGCCTGTTCCAGACGGATAATACCGGTTGTCCTGGCTTTTCTGCAATTTGTATAACTCGTCATAATTGGTACACTTCAAATCCGAACCACTGTTTTTCTCGATAGGGTTCCATGTTTCCACATACCCTCTCGCAACCTCTTCATCAAGCGAACCTCCGTCAGTAGCAAAAATACCTATCAAGCACCCAGGTTTAATGATGCTTGACAGGTACCCTTTAGAAGTCTTGTCGTTTCTTGCGGAGAATGAGGACCGCACCGAGATTTCATTTTTATTCTCTTCCCATCCAAGATTATGAATATAGTCCCTGATGTTGTACTGTTTCCCGCTTTCATCCATCACGACAACACGATATTGGATTTTTGACAAATCTATCATAAGCCAACCTCCCTATACCAGCTGCAGAGTCGTTCCTGGCCATATCCAATGACCATGATCTGAACTCGACTTGCCATGTGACTTCGCTGCCGCCTCAATCGTGGAGCTGTTTGCATCATATAGTTTGGTCCAGTTTGCACCACCACCGCATTTTTTTGAGGCAATCCCCCAGAGAGTGTCACCGCTTACGATGGTGTATGTCCCTTTTGACGATGTGGATGCGCTGCTCGTGCTGCTCGTTCTTGGCTTTGTCTTTTTTACAAATGCCGCAATTTTTAACTCGTTCGTGCTGTATATCTGCAGGGGCTTTTTCCGTGTAAAGGTTATCGTGTATTCTATGTTTCCATAGGCTCCTACCGGACTTGCCTCAAACGAAGAAACCGTAACATCCACATTTATCCATGTCTCAGTCACGATAAGATTTAAGACTGTTTCATTCGCCATATACTCCCGGATGATATTCACACAGGCGTTTGGCTCCTGGTAACTCGATTTTTTCACAATCGGCTCATTCTTCTTGGAAGGTCCAAAAAATACATGGCTCCATGTGAACTCGTCCGAATCAGTACCCTTTGGCACCTTTACGGTGCCTTGGGATATGATGTCGAAACTTTGGTACTTCGCTGCATATTTTCCGGTTATTTTCTCCGGAAGAGAAGGAAACGTAAACCGTTGCCCGCTCCCAACCGGAATCAGTTTAATATCCATGGTCTACGCCTCCTTTAATGGCATATTGGAAAATACCTCTTCCAGTTTTCCGGCAATCTCGCCGCCCAACTCGTCAGCCATTTCCTTCATATGCTTTTTAATTACCTGCATAATGTCCTCTTCGCTCTGTCCGTTGCCACCCTGGATAGAAAACTGCGGGTTCACTGACACCTGCACCTGCACCGATGTTCCGGATTCTCCACTGCTCTGTGTAGCAGATGCCGAAACAGGCTCGTAGGTTGATGCTGTGCCCTCGTAACTATCCTCTGTGGTTTCGATATAGGCTGAGGATGCGTTTCTATTTGTTTCATTGATTAAATTGTTGTTGCTTGCATATTCGCTCAAATATGAGCCTCCTGCAAAGCCGATGTCCTGGAACTTCTGGATGCCATCCTGTGAACCGGACACATAACCTCCGGCTGCATTTGCGCTTACGCCCAGGGACCTTCCGGCCTCCTCGTACAGTTTCAATGCGTCCTGCCTTCTGGAAGGGTTCGTTGGAATTACATACTCGCCCCATCCTTCCTCTGCAAGCCATGACATCTGAGGTCCGCCGGACACATAACCTCCGGCTGCATTTGCCTTAACCGTAATGGATGTACTACCACTCGCACCGCTTCCGGTAATGGAAAATGTCTTTGTAGGATTCAGTAAATTGTAGTCCAGGGTAACATTCAGAGGCATTGTTACATCATGCCCCGCCCCGAACATTGTATCTGTTGCAGAATCGACATTCCCCTTTACGATTTCAAGTGCCGCATGGACCTTATCCATATCAGCGTCCTCGATGGCTGTTGCCACGCCTGTACTCAGGCTCTCTTTCAGTGCGCTCATATCGGCATCTGACAAATCCAAATCTGCCAGCTGGTCGTATATTGCCTGCGAATACGGGCCTATGAAGTCGATGCTGGATGCGTCTGCAGTCTGGCTTTCCATATACTGCTCCATGAAGGAACTGAGGGTATCTTCATCACTCGCATTTTCCAATGCGTTGTGAAGAGCCTTGGAGTAGGAAGTTTTGACCGTATCGAAATATTCTCCGTAATAATCGGACATTTTCTGTTTCAGATCGTCTGAGTTCAGCCCTATGGACTCGCCCTCTGTCGGTCCTGTTATGGATTCCATTAGGTCTCTCCAGTCCTCATTCGTCATAGAGTCCCAATCCAGAGCCTCCTTGATTTCATCCGCTGTCGGTATTGCGTCCTTGTAATCCTGGATAATCGTTTCCTTGGTTCCTTCCGGTACCGCAAGTGCCGTCTGAATTAACTCTGTCGCAATGGTAGTCTGCTGTGCTGTGTCAAGACTGAGTTTGTCAAGCCCCATCCAGCTTATCACATCTGCGGTAGACCACTGTGTAACATCCGGATGCTGCAGCATGGCATTGTTCAAAGCCTCCTGCAGTTTCTCCGCCGTTGTTCCTTCGATTTCCGGCATAAGACCGGATAATTCTGTATCAAACGCCGTTGCTATGCTCTCCAGGTTAAATGAGCTGACTCTGGCATTTATCTCGTTAATCTGAGCATAATAACCATCTGTGGCATCCTGTACTGCCTGGTCGTACTCTTCCTGCGTGATTGCTCCCTCCGAAAGCTGCAGGTTCAGATTTGTAAGCGTTACTGTCAAAGCATTATCATACTGCTCGGATGCCTCCGTAACCTCTGCCTGCAATTCTTCCTGCAGGGCATTGAAACTGTCAATGTCGAGTGCCGCACCGTTGTACTTGATTTTCAGAGTATCAAACTCTGCATCTGTCTGTGCCGATGTCAGCTTATTTGTGATTTCCGTAATCTGGCTCTGCAGATTTTCCAATTCCGCCGATTCATCCAAGGTTATAACACCGTCACTGAGGGCGATTTCCATTGAATTACTCAGTTCCTCGGAGATATTGGAAACCTGGTTCTTCAATCCTTCATAGAAACTATCCAGGCTCGTAGTGTCTCCAGATTCTCCGGTGAGCAGTTTCAAAGCAACCGTTGCTTCGTAGTGGTTATCATCAATGTAGGTCTGTGCCGACTCCACAAAATTATCTACTGCCGTCCGGTAATTATCCTGCTCCGTTTCGGATAACTGCATACCCAGACCAACTTTCCAGTTCTCCTTCTTCAAACTAGATGCAGAAGATTTCAAACTGGTAAGAGCACTCTCCGTATCAGCTGTTGCCTGTGAAAACTCTTCGAGTTCGTCTGCCATATCAGCAAATGTGATTGAATTTGCCACCTTCTTCACTTCTTCCAGGGAAAGCGAAATATCGCCAAACGCATTCGTGGCTACTTTTACACATTCTTCCTGGAACATCTGAGCAAACTCCTCAGCCGATACTTCCGAATCATTCATAGCCTGCGTAAGAGTATCGTTCTTGAATTTAACATCATCGATTGAGAGACCGGTTGCCTCAAATATTTTCTGAGCCTTCTCAGCCTCCTTCTCCATTTCCTCTACATTGTCCTGGTACTCTTCCTTGATTTTGTTGCCCTTGATCCATCCTGCTATGCCTCCGACACCAGCGCCGACCAAAGCACCAACAGCTGTACCCAAACCAGGAATAACCGAACCAAGTGCGGCTCCGGCTGCTGCACCGGCGGCAACGCCACCCGCTTTCCATGCTGCTGATTCTCCGTATGCCTTTGTCTCGTCTGCATCATCAGACTTTATTGCCTTGTATGCATCCAATGCACTACTAACCAGCGTTGCTCCTGCCGCTATACCTCCGGCTGTTGCTGCGGCACCCGATGCAATAAGGCCGGCTCCTGTGGTTGCTCCGGAACCAAGACTTAGACCTCTCAGTCCCATCGTAACTCCGAGACCTTTCAGACCGGTTCCGGTTGCTGCTGATCCCATCATCCATGTTCCTAAGTTTCCGGCCAGCGATGTTCCTGTTGCTGCATTAGTTCCGAATATTGCCTTGCCTATACCGAAAGCACCTTTTCCTAAACTCAAAAACGGACTTGCGATTTTGCTCAGCATAATTGCAGAAAATACGGATGATAAATCTGCCGACTGTCCTCCAGGAAGTAATTTTCCTGCATTTGACAGCAGGTTACTAAATCCGGACCACAAATTTGCAGAAATCGTGTCAAAGTCAAAACCCTCAGAAAAGCCTTTTGCGAAGGATGCTCCAATGCTCACTCCCTCGTCCAGTGTTTCTCCGATATCGATTCCGAGCATTGCCATAACTCCAACCTTTATACCGGTACCAAGTCCTTTTCCGATATCTCCGGCAAAATCTGCAAACTTTGCTTTTCCGGTGCTGTTCCACCACTCTGAAAACGGCTCTGCTATAATTTCATCCCAGGCAATCTTTACCTTTCCGAAGAAATCTGCATTTTGCCACTCTTCTGTGCTGGAAATTTCCTTAAACTTTCGCTTCATTCGGTCTACTTTCGTGTCGAACCAGTCCATCATTTCATCCAGGGCAATCTCAATCTCCGGCATCTGGTCTGTCAGCCACTCTGCCAGACTCTTTACATACGGTGCAAGTCGCTCTCCGAATGAAATCTTTACGCCGTCCACTGCACTTTGCAGCAAAGTAATAGAACCGCTGAGGTTGTCTAACATAGTGTCAGCCATACTCTCTGCGGCTCCGTCTGCGTTATTGATGGCATCTGCCAATTTATTATAGTCCTCTTCTGAGGCGTTCAAGATAGCCAGCAAGCCTTTCTGTGCCTCCGTTCCTGCTATCGTATTTGCCAGGGAGGTTTTCTGTTCATCGTTCATATCTGCAGTCTTTGCTCTCAAAGCGTCCAAAATATCAGACAAATCGTTTGCGTTTCCACTGCTGTCATAGAATGATATGCCCAATTCCTCCAGGGCATCTGCGGCTCCGCTTGTATTCGTTGACAATCTCGTAAAGATTGAGTTCAACGCAGTACCAGCCATGGTACTTTTTACACCTGCATTCGCCATTAAGCCGGTTGCAAGAGCAACATCTTCGATTGAATATCCGAGCGATCCTGCCATCGAACCGGCATATTTGAAGGTTTCACCCATTCCGGAAACCGTTGTATTCGCATTTGATGCAGCCGCCGCCAGTACATCCGAGAAATGCCCTGCATCCGATGCCTGCATATTGAAGGCTGTCAGTGCGTCAGTGACAATATCCGATGTCGTAGCCAAATCCTCTCCGGATGCTGCTGCAAGGTTTAATATGCCCTCGATACCATTGAGCATATCTTCTGTTTTCCATCCGGCCATAGCCATATAATTGAATGCCTCAGCCGATTCCTCTGC